GACACTTCTCAGGTTCAGCGTCACCGCCCTGCCAGTCAGCCGACAGATAGCCGTTAGCATAATCCAAAAGAATATCAATTTCAACAGTCTTGCGAGACTTAGCCATTAGCGAAGGTTCTCCTCAGGATTGATAAAGCTTACTTTCTCAGCAAACATCTGAGCAAGGCTCAGATAGGTCATGAGGTCTTGCACATTACCAGACTTTGCAGCCTTGAGTGCAAGCGCGACATTATCGGCCGCGATACGAATATTAGCATTTGAGTGATTCACGACAGATTCGTGAAACTTAGCCTTTTCACGGGCCGACTTGGGCAAACGATACATGCGAGACATGCGGAAACCTTTCTTTGTCACTGTCATATACTATAGATGGGGTTGGACAGTCGGAATTTCAAGAGTTCCAACCACATAGCTGATATGCGGCCAGAGCATGGGCTAAGTCATTGATTTGTCGTTCGGCTAAGTGTTTGATTTTATTGACCTCGTTTAGGACGCGGTAGGAAGCGGCTGGAGCGGGAGGCTCAGGCCGCGATGGGACGTACCACCCGCTTCTCCGCTTCAAGCCAGAGCATGTGCTGGTTGATTTCAGCGATATCTACCCGCTCGACATTACGAGCCCAAACCCAGACCACGTCCTGATAGACCTCAGCAACCTTACCCGAGCGTAAGGCCTTCTTGACCTTAACGTCAGAGGTGGCAATCGCAAGCTTCTTCTCAACCGAAGCGCGATATCCCATCCCGTATGACGCATCCATCATAACTACAACCTTCCCGACAGTACCCTTGCCGTTCTTGCCCTTGACAACCTTTGCGATACAGCCCTTCTCAATCTGACGGGCTGCAATCTCCGCGCTACCAAGCAGCCGTTCATACTCGCGCTTGACCTGGAAGTCCCGATACTTGGCCTTGACCTCTTCCGTAGCGTCAACTACGATTTCAGACGGCGACCAGCCCGAGGGATTCATGTCATAGACATTGACAAGCAAACGCTTGGGACCATTGGACTTTTCGTCCCAGACGAGAGCCCAGTCCGCAGTACCCCAAATATCGGACATGATCCGATAGCTGTGATCTACAATCTTTTCAAGCACATAGCCAGACCAGTCGGTCTGGGTGCCTTCAAAGCCGTGCTGATTCTCTTTCCAAGCGATAGCCATGTGGTAGTCTCCATTGTTAACTGATAGACTAGATATGGGTATGGCAAGTCGGATTTTCAATGTTTACAAACGCATAGCTGGTATGCGGTGGATGCATACCAGCTTACGCTACGTTATCTGTAACTTTTTCGATTACTATAAAAATCGTCTATCTGATCGGCCTCATTTTCATGATCCGAATATGCTTTCTTCCAATTACGAATCGGGCGTCTCTTTTGCCCTGCTCTTAGTTCTGCATATTCATCATCATCATAGTCTTCATGGGTACCATAATAGTTCTTTTTATACTTCATGCTAATAATCCCTAACGAGGTTCAAGCCTTTCTTATTGAATGTGTCACGCCATTTCATAAACGAAGAGCCGTGACCCATCTCTTCGTTATTCATATATTGATAGTGATGCACCATTTCATGTGCAAGCACCTCAACAAAGAATTGTTTGGATTTGTATCGTTTGTTCATGAGCAGTTTACAGATACCAGCTGGTTTTCTTTCGTCGTAGTCGTAGTATGCATATGCACCACGGCGCCAGCGTATATCAATCTCATCAACAGGCGGAAGGGAATTTTCAAATAGTTCACGGTTGAGAATGTTGAACCATCTCTGGCAATCCTCAACCGTGGTGTTGTATTCGTATTGTTCATTTGTCTCTAACAGCTTTGCTAGTTTTGATTTCCTTGACATGATTGTTCCTTTTTAGGATAACCATGATATAAGGCACTTCAATCAATATGAAAAGATATCCGGAAATACTTCCTCAACTATTTTCTTAGTCAAATGCTTAACCTTGATACGCTTCAACAGCGTATCGGCAAAAATCTTTGCTTCTTTGGCCTCAAGGGCTTCCAAAATCTGAACGAGAACTTGCTTCTTTCTTTCCAATGTCAGATTAGGATCAACTCTTGGATTATTCTCTTCAAAGATATAGATGCGATTAATCTCTTTGTGAATTGATGTATCACCAAGACCTAGAGGCGCATCGTTTTCTCTATATGCTGGAATTTCATCAAATACGAACTTGATACCAGGATGAAAGTTTGCGCGAAGAACACCGCGCATTCCTGGTGTCATGTTGTAAAACAGAATAGCTTTGGCATCCTCTTTAGTTGCTGCTTTTTCTAGTTCTTCAAATACTTCATGTATATTCTTTATCATTTTATCCTCAAAATTCCTGAATCACTTCCATCAGATTCTTCAAACGCTTCTCAACGAAGTAGTTGAACATCTTTTGTTTGTTACCAGGCTTTACATTTTCGTATGCTTCAACAATCTGTGCAGAGATGGCTTCGGGAATGAAATCAAGATCAACCAACATCTGATTGCGCTTGTATCCGCGAAGCATATTCTCATTCACACAAAACTCTTCAGGCTTCAATTTCAGCCATTCATCAAGCTTCTTCTTATTTATGACTTTCTGACGCTCTCCAAGAGCAAACACATTGTCAGCGGACAGAAAGTTTGGAATACCATCACCACGGTCACCCCTGATGATATGTTCCTTGATATACTGATGCGGATTGTCTGACTTTACGAACCGCTTGAGAATAGGCGAATACTGGGCGACATTTGGATACTTCTGAAGCTGGACAAAGTCCTTATCAGACGATAGAATCAGAATGTCTTCTGAAGGAGAAAGCCGTGCGGACAGAACACCGATAACATCGTCAGCCTCTGCACCTTCAACGTCGATTACCTTGTATGGAAAGTTTTCCTTGAGTTCATCCCGGATCTTGTTCAGTGTTTCAAAGATGAGTGTCCAGTCAAAGCCAGATTCGTCTCTAGCCTTCTTGCGATTAGACTTATAGAACGGAAACACATCACGGCGCCAATACTTCTTGCTATCACAGCAGATGATAATATCACCATACTTTTCCTTGAACTGCTTGACATACGAGCGAAGGCTGTTCAGTACCATATGACGAATGAGATTTTCGTCAAGCTTTACCTTCGGATTAGAATTGATTTGTTGCATTAGATTAGAAATCAGGACCTGATTTAGGTCAATCAAAATAGCCACGGTTCACCCTATTGTGTCATCATTTGCGTTTGCTGGTTTGCCATCTACGAGTTCTACGATTTGAATATGCTCATCAATGAAGTTTTGAAGATTGTGTTCCAATCCCATATTGCGATAGATTAGACATTTTACAACATCGTTCAGAAAAATAAAGTCTTTTGTGAACTCTTTGGCTGTTGTATCAACACCAAAGTTTTCAAGTTCAGCAAGAATGAAAGTCGATATCTCTTCCGTCATTCCATCAGCGTAGTTCTGCTTACCTTTTTCTTTAGCTTTCTCTACTTCTTCAATGTCAATCGGAACTTCACGAACGATCTTACTCTTTGGAAACTCGAACACGTTTGTCATTTGATGATCCTTACAAGCACTGTCTCTTTATTTATGCGACCAGTCGCAGTCTTAGGCTTGCATTTGATTTCATCCATGAACTTTCGCAGCACAATCTTGCCGCCTTCCTTCAACTTGTTCACTTGTTCAGTCGGCTTTCGCAGTTTCTTCACTATGGATGTTTTTTCATCCCATCCAGTCAGAGTGCTACCTTTGACGTTAAGCCCAGCAGGACCCATAGCATTATAAACAGCCAGAGTTCGATATTTGGTATTGAATACCCATAGCTGATTAGCTCCGACAATTTGCTTCGGATCAACTGAAACGACATTGTAAGTATCATCCTTTTCCTTGAACTTGAGTTTGCTGACAATGACAGAAACAGGCTTTTCTTTCTTCTTGCGAGGCTTTCGAGCAGCCTTGACAACTACAGCACGGGTCTCGGCCGCAGAGACAATAGACTTGATAAACTCAACATAAGCCTTCAGCTTCGGCTTTGTGTAATGAGAATATGATTCACGCAATTCAGGTACCTTGCCTGAGAGTGCATCAAAGAGTTCAGAGTAAAGAGGCTTGTAATAGTCCGCGATGCGCTGTGCAATAGCAGGCTTTACATCCTGTTGTGCAAGCCAATCGCTAGCCTTGAACTGAGTACCATCACGATAGAACAAATCAATCTGTTCTTCAATGCTTGCAATCAATTCATTAGCGCGATTGGCTACACGCTCTTGAATAGAGATTACTTGCTTGACTTCTTCTTTCTTGGCGCTGCCTTCTTCTTCGGCTTCGGTGCTTCCATCTTTGCTGGTTCCTGCTGCGAGGGCTCGGATTCGCTCTTCGTTTCGTTCTTTGATGCGATCCGGGAGGTTACCACCGAGTAGAAGTATACGACAATTCCAACCACTAGTGCGGCACCGATTATCATCAATTCTGTTTGCATTTTTGATTAGTTCCTTTTCTGTCTTGTGAAATTCCTTCAAATACTCAATGACCCAGGCCTTTGCTTGCGCTGAGTCGTAAAAATAGTTATACCAATTGTAGGCTGAGATGATCTGAGCATCTGTCACATCACCGCGAAGGTCAGGTTCTTGTCCGAGATATTTTTCATCTGCGAACTTACCGCGGATTGCTTTCTGCTTCTTTGCCATAGTTTTCCTTTAGCGAGTTGAAGTCCCAATCGTGGAAATCGTTGATGACACAAATTCCATCCTCAAGATATTCATAATTATAGCTGAGGCTTTCGGCAAAGTCAAGTGCTTCTTCCAGACTGGAAAACATCTTGTCAGAATGGAAATAATGGTACATCATTTCTGGGTCGCCTTGCCACTGGAATGATTCGTCGGAAAAATTCCCGTAAATGTTATCAATAGCTTGATGATATCCTACACGATATTCAGGACCCTTGGTGTGTAGAATATAGATTCCATTATCTGCGGACATTACTCAATCTCATACTCATTCATTTTCTTTTCTTGCATAGTCAGTTTATCTTTATGATGTTTGCGTGGATTACCACACATATGGCAAGAGCAGGGCTTTCGCGTCTCGGCCATTCGTCTTTGGTGCTGATCCTTATGCTCTTCGCCTGAGGACCAATTCTTATACCAAAAGAATTTCTTGACCTTGTTTAGCATCCTCTCATGATGATGCCGACGTTCAGCCCTGCTCTTGCTCATTACTTCTTCCTGTTTTTAGCAGCCTTCTTTCTCTTTTTAGATCCAATCTTACGACGACCCTTTCGTGGTCTGTTCTTATGTGGATGCGGCATTACTTAGTCCTCCAAATACGAACACCCTTAATTTCTGTACGGCACGAAACTTCCATGCCCATAAGTCTTGCTCTCGTATAAGGAACATTAATGTTCTTGGAGCAAGGACGATTCTTCGTAAAAGGAACAAGAAATGAATCGCCAACTCTCATTTGTTCAAGAGGATAATCCTTAGAATCATTCTTCTTGAATGCCCTTGAAGGAAACGGAATATTTCGTTCAATCTTATACATCACACTAGACATTATGTCCTCTCTGTTTCTATATAGTTTACTTCAATGATGGAATCGAGACGGAAAGACCGCCAACCATTATTATCTAAATCCCAAACTGCTAATACATCATCGTTTTCTTTGCGAGGAATATGTCGCACACTCTCGTCAAGTGGCTTTACAGCTGGAAGATAAGATGGCATAAGAGTACATGTCATCTCACGATTAGTACCATCAGCCTTGATGAAAACAACATCAGCAACATACTTTGTCAGTTGTTCCTTGAGTTCAACCTTATCAAACATTTCCATATACCCTTTGCAGTTCCATAAACTCGTTATAGTCGTTTCGTGTCATGTAGTAGCGCATGAGTGTCTTCATTGCATCACGCACTTCCATGCTGTTGTTCCAGTCTTGTATTTCAACAGAGGTCATAGTCCTTGTCAAATACTGCAACTCATTGATTTCCTTTGAGATGAAATCAAAGTCTTCCTGTAGAACCTGTGCTACAAGATTCTGTGCTTCCTCGATATCAATCTCAATCTCTCTGGTACGCTTCAACTTAATCATTATATGCTCCTGTAAGTCCATGATTATCACAGTAGTCCACAAAGTCCTCGTAACCACCAATGCGCTTATTATACACGAAAATCTGCGGCACTGTCAAGGGCAGATTTTCTGGAACAAGTTGCTTCAACTCATCCCGAGTATAATCAACATTTAGTACCTTTTCCGTATAGGAAAGATGCAGCTTGTTCATTAGCTCCTTGGCCTTGACGCACCAAGGGCAATTCGGTTTAGAATAGATTATGATGTCCATTTATAGTTCCACAATTAGGGGTTTGTAATTATTATACCAGTCATTCTCATTTGGATAGCCACGAGGATGACATATTACGCGAGTATCACCAATCATGTAGTCCATTCGTTGATGTGTATGTCCATGAACGATAAGCTTTGGAGGCTTTTTCATTTTAAGAATCTCATATTCAAACTCTGTAGCGAAAAAATCGTTACCGTTTGAAGTGCGATAATTCTCATGCACCGACCGATAAGATGGCAAGTGATGAGTAACCCAGATATCAGCATCGGAATTAAATAAGAAATGTTTATGAACTTTGTGTGCATTGATATACCGATCATAGTTCATACCTTTGATGCATCTATGATCCATCATATACTCTTTGAAGTCCCACCAACGAACAGGTGAGATTTCAGTCCACAGAGTGGCACCAGCAATCTTCAATCCGTTCACTTCAATAATATCAGGAAAATCAATATCAGCATCTCTAAAAGAGTTGCCATAATAGTCATGATTACCTTTCACTGAAAAAACTTTATCATTAAAAGTCTCAGTATGAAAGCGATCACGAACTTGCAAATCGGGATGAGTGTCGCCAGCGTTTAGATAGAATATATTGGAGTCGGGAATGAAATCCCAACCGCCAAATTCCATGTGTAAATCTGAAAAGATACCGAACTTCACTCTACTTCTTCCTCTTTCACAACAGTCGGATTGTAGCCGCCGATGGCTTCAACCCAACGCAAAGCACCATTAGAACTTGATGTATGTATGACAGATTCATACACATATGCGCCAATGCTATAACGAACGGTATACTTTTTCATTCTTTTTCCTTAGCAAACTTTGAATGATTATAACAAGTCCGACGATAGCCGCCGTCTTCAGTTGAAAAACCAGCAGAGACTTCAACAAAGCAACCCGGTTCATCACACAGATTCAGTGGTTCTTTTAGTTCCTCAATCTTCTTATTCTGTACGATATCTAGTATAGCAGATTTCTGTGTCATGTCAAACTCATTTGAGATTTCCATGCCACCAGCATCATACAGCGGAACATATGCTTCAGGTCCAAAGCCAAGCCGATCATAGATCAGATAACGATAAGAGCCGCCCTGCATCGCATGTTCCACAATATTGCGGAACACCCAAGCAGTGACGGCTAATTTTGTTTCGTTGTCAGTCTTCTCTACAATATCTTCATACCATTCTTTTTCCATCATGCATGTCCTGCAAAATCGTTTTCGTTATAAGCCAGGACAGCCGCGATTATATGCTCTTGCACTTCATCACCGCGATCATACAAACGCCAGTGATCTCCACGGCGAAGAACGTCGATCAACTGACGCGCATCATACTCTTCAGGATCCCACTGATCCTTAAGCCCGAAGCAAGAGCAGTGAGAACCATACGCCCAATAGAAGCGATCACCGTTACGATAGATTACGTTGGCGTAACCTTCGTAGTCAGCCAAATCATATACAGCATATATTACCTGATCAGGCTCAGGCACATCCATCTCAAACTCACGCTGAACGTCAGCCCAAGATCCAAATTGTTCACGATAAACTTCCATTATACTTTTCTCCCTAGCGTTTGAACGTCAGCGCCATCGGTGATGTACTGAACGGGACCCTTGTTGAATGACGGGGCAAGCCGCGTCTTCTTCTTTTCAATTTCCTTGATTGTCGCAACAGACTCTTCACGGTCGCGCTTCCACTTGTAGTCATCAACGGACCGCTTGAAACCATTGCCCACAGAGTTGGACAGAGGCGCCAACTCCTTCTTCGGCAATGGCTCAGGCATATTGATCGGACGTTCCTTGACAGAACCCTTGAGAATGGACTTGAAATACGCTTTACGTTCCTCGCGAAGACGCAGTGTCTTAGCAGATGGCTTTTTACGACCAGAAGACGTTTTCGTATATACAAGTGCCATTAGTCAACCCAACCTTCTGAATACTCTTCTTGCTTCGTCTTGTAATAGTCATGAAGACCGTCAAGAAAGGAATTGATTTCGCTCAACGGTATGCTCATTATATGCTTTCTCTCAGCCACAGTCAAGATGTAATCTTCAATCAGAGGCGGAATTTCAGCATATGTATTGTAGTGCTTACGCATTGTCCTTACCCTTGTGCTTTACCTTACGATTATACACCTTTTTGTTTTTGACTACAAGAGGTTTATATCGCGGCGTCCACAAAGCCTTTGCTACATGATTACGCATCTTCCAGTTCCTCTAATAGCTGCTTTGCAGCAGGGGCCAATACATGTTCAAGATGATAGGGCAGGTCGTTGATGTAGCACAGATAGCCAACATCACGCAAGTCATATGCTTCAGGCTTGAGCGATACGACATAGTGGTAGATAGCACGATCCTCATCACAGTCCATGAGATTTTGGATCAGGGCAATCTTCTCTTCAAAGACCTTGATCTTGCGTTCCTCTTCATCGCGTTCACGCTCAAGAGTCTCTTCAGCCCACTTAGAGTACGACTCAGCGATGGACTGCGCTTCAGCATCGGAACAATCCGCATCATAGAAGCGGTGGGTGCGCGGGCGCATACCCGTCACGGTCTTGTAATCTTCCCAGAACACTTCACCAGCAACCTTACGATCAAACTTCAGCATGATTTTCTCATTGATTGTTAGAGTATTGTAGCAGATAGTCGCGGCTGCGTCAAGCAGCCTCTTCTTCCACGCGATAGTGATCAGCCAAATCATCCCAGTCCACTTCACGAAGTGCGGCGTTCATGATATCAGCAGCAAAGCCGTACTGCGGCAGAGCCCCGTCAGATTCCAGCATCTCTCCAACGAAGGACTGGATATATTCCGCATCAACAGTCTCGCCGTTCTCAGACATATCGTTGAAAATGTCACCATACCACATGTTGACGAGCCAAGTTTCGTAGTTCGTCCAACCGTTATATTCACGACGATTCATTCGTTTTCTCCTTAGAAGGGGCAGCTTGCAGATTGCATCAGTATACGCTTGACCTGATCAACAGTGATGCCTGCGATCCGCGCAAGCTGGGCCACTGTCATGTTGGGGTTCATGTCAAACATTTCTCGAATTTCAGAAGGGGACATTGTGTTTTTTCCAGTTGAGTTGATTAGTGAGTGCCGGTCCAGACAACACGACCCTGCCACGAATCTTGATTGCCAAGATAAGCACGAACAAAGTTGGTCGCGGGCGCTTTGAAAGACGCAGCCTTGAGAATCGCACCCTTGGGGAACTTGCCGTCCTTGTTACAGATGAAAGAGTGAACAGATTCGACAACACCCTTCTTGGTCTTCACGACCTTGATGTAGGTCGAACCAGGCTGAAATTCAATGTCGAATTCAGCAATCATTTCCTGAACATGCGGCTGAGAAGCCTTAGCACCCCACCACTTGATGTAGTCGGCCTTGATATACTCGGCATACTGGTTGAGAAGCGAAACGGGAACATTGAAGCTGGGCATTAGGATCTCTCTCTTGTTACTCTATAGATATGGGGTTGGACAGTCGGTTTTTCAAGATCAGATTACGCATATCAGCTATGCACGGGCCGCAGCCCTGCCCTTAAGACCAAGTTTACGCAGCGTAATCTGCTTCCGACCAGCGTTGAAAACAGAACCACGGTCGTTACGGAAAGTCCGTTCGCTCTTTTTGGGCTTGCGATACTGACCGACAGTGATACAACCACCACGCTCAAAATACGCAATAATCATCTGATTGAGATTTTGCATTACGACACCTTGAAGTTGTAGCGAGGAAGGGGACCGATGAAGAATCGGTAGAGGGAACGAAGGAAGGGAATGTGTCTCATCATCATACACTAGATATGGGGTCGGAACCCTCGGATTTCAATGTTGGAAATAGCATACCAGCCATACATGGAATGCATAGCTGGTTTTGGTAGTAAATGCTACTATAGGTAGATTATGATTGTTTTCTGTCTGCTAAGAATTGTTTCACGAAACTATCATTTATTTCACATCCAAACTTTTTCAGATGTTGGTACTCTCTATTGTATTCCACGCGAAACATTCTTGTTAGACTCGTTTCACTTGTTGAACGAAAACCGTTCATAGCCGCGATAAATGCTCTTCCCCATGCAATCATGGTAGGACTCCTTTCAGTCATGTTGTGATACACTAGTATATAGTATTTCGCAACTGCGAGATAAGACGACAGAGTGTCGCAGTCAGTCCTTGATATGAGAGCGGTGAATCTTACACATGATCCAATCGTTATAGTATGTATCAGATTCCAAAACTTTCTCACTCATCTGATACCAAGCTTCCCAGTAGTTGGCCGTACCTTTAGACTTGCAAAGTTTCAAGATTTCTCTTTTGAATCTATCTTGTCCCAGTTTCTCAACGTCTCCAAGAAGTGTGAGGTTCGAACCAAAGTATTCGCGCCAGTCGCTTTCACTTTTGATTCTTTTTCTTCGCGTTTTGCCTTTGACTTTTTTGCTTCTGACTTTCGTGAAGTTCTTTTTGCCAATATATTGTTTTCCATTTTCTAGATTGGTGATGCGATACACAAAGGACACATAGCCTTCAATATCATCATCACCAATTTCTTTGTCGTTGTATAGCCACATGAACATACTCCCTATGGAGTATGTATGTTACCTATTCATCATCATCTCCTAAATCTACTTCGTCTTCATCAAAACATTCTTCTTTGATATCATCATCTCCACAGAAGGAACAGAAGCGTGGCTGCCCCTGCGTCTCTTCATAGTCGTAAAGCACTTTGTATGATGACTCACAGTAGTTGCATTTTATCTTATCTACTTCTTTTATCATTTTGTTCTCTCTCTTGTTCTATGGCTTTTTGCACACACGATAAAGCAAAATGAAGATTGTATGCACCGCCTTCTCCTGTTGTATATAGCTTTAGATTAGCTATAGCTGCCTCTGCATTCTTGACAGGATCATCATACAGAGGCAGCGCAAATAGTCCCATTAGATTTCACATGCCCCGCTAACACAGGCAAGCAACTGTGCGCCTTCAGTTTTATCGGTCTTCTCATACTTAGCGAGTTCTGTCCAATCAATGTTCTTAGGCATCTTAGCTGCAAGTGCTTCGTATTCTTCCTTCGTGCAGTCCTGATAAGGAGCCTGCTGATAAACATGGTCACTGTGTGGTAAGAAGGATACACCACTCATTTCATCGAAGTTGTTATAAACCCAAGCGCCTACCTCAGGCCATTCATTCTCTTTTACAGAAATAGTTACGCTTGGTTTATGCTCTGCCCAATGACGCTGATATGTAAGCCAAAGTTCAAGCTGTTCAATAGCAGTCATGTCTGAACGGAACACAGCATGTTCAGGTGACTTCTGTGGGAACGAGAACACATAAGTATGCTCAGGCTTCATCACATCATCTTCACATGGGAAACCCATGTCCTTCATCATAATCGCTAATGGATCTTTCTTATCTGCACGAACAGTTCTAATGTAATAAGGGCTATGACGAGCGTGAATGCCGCTGGCAGAATCGACAAGCTGTGAAACTGTTCCCGAAGGTTTAACGCAAGTAATAGCAGCAGACACAGGAATATTGAGTTTAGCAGCCCACAACTTATTAGTCTTAACAGCTTCTTCACGTAATCCCTCCAACATATCACCAATATTAAATAGTCCAGTAGCCTTTGCCGCATGACCATTCGTATACTCATTGTCCATGATGCCAGTCAATGACACACCAAGCAAACGCTCTTCAGCACAGTTCTCTTGC